TTGAAAGATCGTCGTAATCATTTACCCAGTCAGCTTTCCGGCGGTCAACAGCAGAGAGTGGCGATTGGCCGCGCATTGATTACCCGTCCTTCTCTGATTCTGGCAGACGAGCCAACAGGCTGCTCATAGTTACTACTACAAAAAAGTCATAAAAAAATGACCTTTAAATTTCTACGATCGTCAATTTGAATTTCTTTTATAACAGATCTCCAGAGCTGGCGGCGTTCTGCCGGATCCAGCGTTTCATATACAGAGTTTAAATCCATTTTTAGAAGTTCCCGGATAGGAGCCATATCTTTTTGCGACTGGTTACGCGGGAGACTTTCCAATTCTTTAATGTATCGTTCTTTGTCCTGCTTCAATTCGTCCATTGTAATAATATCATTCACATACAAATCTTTCAGCTTGTCAATTTTTTTCAAAATAGAAGCTCTCCGGGAATCATAGTCAACAATCTTTGCAGTTGCAATCTCATAGTCTGCAATATATTTTTGCAGGAGATCTTTGATATTTGATAGTAAATATCTTTCTATGTATGATTCAAATACTATTTTACGGTTAACGCAACGCTTATTAGGATAGGCTCCATGACAGCGATAAAAAGGATATTTATAATATCCGTCCCCGTTTCGCTTTTTGATTTTACGCATGGCACCAGAGAAAGCCTGACCGCAATGAGCACACCGAAGCAGACCACTAAATACATAGCTATATTTCTGACTGACCTTAATATTGATAGCAAGAAGCTCTTGCACACGTTCAAACAGATCTGCCGAAACAAGGGCAGGACAATAGTGATCGTTATCCCGGAACACCCCAATATATTTCTTATTCTTTAAAACAGATTTTTTGAGGTTGTCCTGAGACATAATGATTCCCATGTCACGTTCCAGATGGGAAATAGTCTGATTTAGGGAACCACATTCAGCATAGAACTGAAAGATATGCAGAACTTTATCTGCGTCCTGGTTAAGTACCAGGTGCTTGTTTTCGATAGAATAACCAAGAGGAACTTTTCCGGATAAAACTTCCCCTTGGCGGTATTTATAATCAAACACATCCCGGATCCTGACGGAATCATTCTCCGCTTCCAGCTCTGCAAAGGTCATGGACTGAGCAACGAAAGCCCGGCCATGCGGTGTCGTAGTATCAAAATACGGCTGATCGACAGCAAGCCAGTCACAGTGATTCGCTTCGAGAATCGCCTGCGTATTCAGGTAATGTCTCAGACTGCGGAACCAGCGGTCAAGTTTAGTAAATATAATCAGATCTATGCGTCCGAGTCGGACATCATCAAGAAGCTGCTCAAAGTCCCCACGCTTGATTTTTCTTCCACTGATTCCATCATCAATATAAGTTCCTGCCAGAACCATGTTCTCTTTAGAATCTATGTAATTTTTGCAGGTGGAGAGCTGTTCATCAATACTGTCTCCTTTTTTCACCTGCCGGTCCGTGGAAACACGTACATATATAGCAACATTTGTTATACTCATAGTATCACTCCTTAAAAATGGGTATAAAAAATACACCTATGCAGGCGTATCAGTTCATGCTATAATCAAATTGTTCGGAAAAGATTGTAGCATCAACTGATAGCTGCAAAAGATTCACACAAAGTCGTCCTGGTGTGCCAGCACTGGGGCGATTTTTATTTGCAATGTTCGAAATAATATACTAACTGTTCCTCTTTCGTCATATCTCCAGACATATCCGCCGTATCTTTATTTTTATAATCTTCAATATAATTTCCTGGTTCATTATAAGAAAAATAATAACCATCAGAAAGGCTAATCAAAGTAGGACCAGATTCAGGACAATATATACAGGAACTTAAACTGTATTTGGAAAGAACGTCATTTGAACTATTCTCTCCTTCCGCATAATTAAAAGAGATTGTTAAATAGTCACCAGATTCCTTTTTATATTTCTGAGCTGTACATCCGTCTGTAAAAGCAACCTGCAATTCACGACTGCCATTGTATTTTTCTTCTGAATACGGGAGTTCGCTATCCTCTATCAATAGAACAACGTCTGAGTATGACATATCAGGCGTGATTGACAAATACAAGGATTGAAGACCGTCCAAAGTGTAACCGGATAAAAGATTGTCAGCAGAATCTACTGCCTGGTCTTGATCGGCAACATTTTTGGAGCTGGCCCATACAGGAGCCGGAGAAGCTGCCATAATTCCACCCAGCAGCAGAGCGAGCATTTTCTTTCTCATGTAGTGCCTCCTTAAATGGAAAAATTTACCGGTAGTATTATGACGAACCTCCAATTTATAATGTTTCCTGCACCCAGCTGTTACTAATAACGGGAAGGTGTGGGAACAATGATGAAAAGAAAATACATACATTATGGCAACTGTAAAATATATGCTTTGTATTATCACAGCAACAATACTATATATATTAATCTTAACTTTAATTGGGGAACTCAAATCATAATACTTAAATAGTTAGTTGCAGCTGGGTGTGTTTCACCCAGCATTTGAATTTTCATCACCTGTAACAGGTGGGTGCATAATTTCTAATTCTTCCGGGCTGTCTGGAGCACCACCAGCACCCATGAATTTTTCCTTGAAATGATTTACGATCTGCTTCCGGATCACTGGATCAATCTCAAAGTAAGTCTTAATAATTTCTTTTTCAAGAGCTGTCGCATTATGTTGAGCAGCGAAATCATCAAGACTAAATGTTTCGGGTTGGGCCTTCATTGGTTCAATCCCATTTCTTAACCAATCCTCATTTACTTCAAATTTTTCACAAATATCTTCGATTAGTCGATCACTAGGATTTCCGTTTTTTAAAAGTTTGCTCACATATGGTTGAGTGATATTCAATTTTTGAGCAAATGCGGTTTTGGTCATGCCTGACTCATCTATTAGTAAGGCAATTCTTTCTTGTATAGTAGAAATTTTACTCACCTCCTTAACTAAGTTAAGTATATCAAAAAGATGAACGCAAGTCAATACAAAAACATAACTGAGTTATGGAAAAAGTATTGACAGTATAACTTAGATATGATACTATATAACTAAGTTAAGACAAGGCATAACAGAAAGGGGAACAAACAAATGTGGGAAACAGTTAAGGAAGTAAATGGATACAGGATTTTCAGAATGGTAGGAACCAGAGGTTGCTATCACATCCGTCTGGATGAACATAAGGAAGTAACATTCCGAACCATCAAGGCAGCAGCTGAGTGGGCAAACAATCATTAATAAAGAGGGAGGCGAAAGCCTCCCGAAAAGAATTGAAATAGCCGAAACGGAACGGATGTTCCGTCTGGGTACGGCGGCAACGTACTCACTGACGAGGCAAGCCAAAAGCCAAAATCAGAGCATTGCGTAACATGGCAGAGCGTGCAGTCTACTATACACTGCACAGTCAATTAACAGGTTTAGTCCTTTTTAAAGAGAAAAGGCGAACGCAGTGCAGAATACGCCAGAAAGGAGAATGGGATATGTCACAGAAGAATATGGAAATCATGCTGAGACAGGAAGATAAAGCAGAAGCGGAAGACTTCACAGCGTTCCTACAGTCCTTAAATATCAGCAAACAGATGTTGATGGACACATTTATGAAAGGCGTTAAGGTGGGAATGTGCATGGCAACCGAGAAGCAGTCTGCATAAGGGAGGGAATGAAAGTGGAGACACAAGGAACATTTAACGCGGTAAGGTTCTATGAAACTCTTGCCGCGATCCTCTCAAAAAAGCATGGCGTTGAGATCACCGTAAAGGTGAAGGAAAAGCCAAAAGAAAAAGAGGAAACAGCTTGAACTATGACAACTACATAAGGAGACAAAAAAAGAAATGGAGCGAAAAATAATAATTTCATTGGTATCCGGGTACCTGGTTTCTATGCTGCCGATCTGGATGATCGACAGCAGAATGCAGGAAATCATCCTGATATTCGCAGTATCTTTCTGCGTCCTCTCCGGCCTGATCTGGATTGAGGAGAGGATGCAGGACATGAAAAAAGCCCTCACGTCCGCCAACGTGAGAGCAAAAAGAAAAAACAACTTTTTCAAATAGTATAAAGAAAATACGGGGAAATGTCAAGGAGGATTGAAGATGTTAAAAACAGACTATAAAGGATTCGGAGAATTTATGGAAAAAATCAAAACAGCAGGAGAAGAAGAAACAAGAACACTATGCGGAATACGACAGCAGATGTGGCTGAACGAAATTTCCGATTTTATTTTTCAAACTCCGGCGGGAGATCTTCCGTTCTTAATCAATGCGTTGGAGATATTGGCACAGACAATTAAAAAAACGAATCCGGAAGCGAAAGATTGCGCGAGAAAAATAATTAACGGAACTGACTGGGAAGTGCAGGCGAGTACAATCAACAAGAACATGAGCGAAGCGGCTGCAAAAGCATGGCGCGAATCAGTTAAGAATAACAAAGGTATTATGTAAACTAAAAAGGCAACACCGGATCCTTGAAAAATAAATGAAAGTAAGTCGAAAAAGCAGGGGAACGAAAGCCCCTGTTGCTTACTTGCTAAGAGTATTAAAGATGGATTCAAAACAGGGGATACGATAATGAGTTACATGTGTAAAAGAATGAGGTTCCGGAATGCCATAGAGGTGTATGAATATCACACAGCAAAGTATGGAGCACCAGGACAGGAGAGGCAGGAGAAAAAGAAAGCCACTCCGGAACAGATGGCAAAGAGGAACAGATACAACAGGGAGAGGCTGGCAAGGTGGAAGCTCCGGAACAATTTTGACGTAGATGATTATTTCACAAGATTATCATACGAGAAGGACAAAAGACCGGAATCCATGGAAGAAGCAAAGGAAGACTGGAAAGCATTTCTGCAGATACTCAGAAGGGAGTACAAGAAACGAGGAGCAGAACTGAAATGGATGCGGAATATAGAAGTCGGCACAAGGGGAGCCTGGCACATTCACATCATAGTGAACAGGATTCCTGACACGGACGTTATTCTTGCAAAAGCGTGGAAACACGGACAGATACAGAACCAGCTCTTGTATCAAAAAGGTGAGTTTGAGAAACTGGCCAACTACATAACGAAGACACCGGAAACAGACAAGAGGCTGAGAGAGGCAAACTATTCCACATCACGCAACCTTCCAATTCCGGAGCCTGAGAAAAAAGTGTATAAACACTGGAAAACATGGGGAAAAGTCAGAGTACCAAAGGGCTGGGAAGTGGAAAAAGACTCTCTGCATGAAGGAATAAATGATCTGACAGGCTACCAGTACAGATCTTACACTCTGATTAGAACAGTTCGACTACCAAAGCAGGAAAAGAAGAAAGCGAAGAAAAAGAGGGAAAGGGCATGAAGGTAAACATATATCTGGAGACAGATAAACAGTCCCAGGAATGTATGCAGCGTAAATACGGGTATGTGATCGAAACGATATTCAAAGGCACACCGATAACCAGAGAGGGATTCGGAAGCATTGAGGGAACATATCACAAGACGAACCTGCAAGCCCTTATAAAAGCCCTGGGACATTTTCACAAAGAATGTGAAGTATGCGTATATACAAGAGACGCATTTGTTGCAACGCGGATTCTGAAAACTGACGACATGATGGCAGCAGGATTCAAGGATACAAAAGGAAAACCGATAAAGAACGCCCAGGAGTGGGAGAAAGCCTGCAAGAAGCTGCAGGAGTGCAAGATCACAATATCCTCACAGACTGGGAAACATACATACTCAGCATGGTTACAGGAGGAAATAAAGAAACGTGAAGCCGGAGGAGATATGGGGGAAGGGATGGAGCCTGAGACCGGAACAGAACCCGGCAGAAATGGAGTATCTGGGTGAGATCATTAAATCCGGATACAGATTCACATACTACAAAGACCGGAAAGGAGGGATTTACTTTGAAAGCGAACCAGAAGGAGGAAAACCTGAATGGATGCGCCGCGCCGACGAAGACCGAAAGCGAAGGAATAGACACAGACATTGAAGCCCTGGAGACTTACATCTGCGACAATATCTGTCAATACAGAGAGAAGACAACCAGCCAGGAAGCACTTGAGTATTATTTCTGCAGTTCGTGCGAAATGAGTAAGCACATAAGCAAAATAAAAGCAGAATATGACAAAATCAATTCTTTTGACCACAGTGAAGCATGGAAACTTATGCAGAAGTACAGAAAAATTACGCTCTGCAAAGAATGCGTGCAAAGACAACATCTGAAATCAGGAAGAAGCATATGCAGAATTTATGGCACTCTGGGAGGATTCCTGGAAGAAGACGAAGGATGTAGCCGGGGCGAAGAATGGGAATAACAAAGAAAAGGGGAAACGATTATGAGAACAATCGCAGTAATAAATTTAAAAGGCGGAGTTGCAAAGACGATCACATCAAACAGCGTCGCATATATTCTTGCAAGTCAGGGAAACAGAGTTCTCCTGGTGGACAACGACAAGCAGGGAGACGCGTCACGTGGTTTAAACCGACGCACCCAGGACGGGGAAGGAATTGACCGAATTATGACAGCCAGACATCCGGAAGACTGGATGAATAAGCTCATTAAGCACACAGATTTTGAAGGTCTGGATGTCCTCCCGGCAAATATGCGGCTGCTTAGTGCGAATCAGGAAGTAATGTTAGATCAGACACGCCCACAGCAGTTCCGTATCAGGGACGCTCTTGAATGCGTGAAAGATCAGTATGATTTCTGCATTATTGACAACGCTCCAGATATTAATGTATCAACCATTAACGCTTTGACAGCATGTGATGATGTGCTGATTCCGGTTGAAATCGACGACAATACAACTGAGGGATTGCCGGAGCTGGTGAGACAGATTGGATATACAAAAGAAGACCTGAACAAAGATCTGGAAAATTTCTGGATCTTTATCACGAAGTACGACAGAAGAAACGAAGCCCAGGCACAGGGACTGGAAATGATCCAGGCAGCAGGCTATCCAATGCTCCAGACAAAAATAAGATATTCCAGAAAGGTATCTGAAAGCACGTATGCAAGGATACCGATTCCACTGTATTCTCCACGATCTCTGGCGGCGAAAGACTACGAAGACCTTGTAAACGAATACATAACTGCAGTGTGCATGAAATGCGCAAAGGAAGGAGGGGAGGACTGATGGCTTTTAACCTTGCCGATATGGTGAACAAACGTCCGAAACAGGTGCAACAGGAAAATACAAGCGATACTGTATACAGAGACGTATTCAAACTTGTCCCGTCGAAAGAAAATTTCTACGGGACAGACCCGGACCGGCTCCAGGGGCTGAAAAACTCAATTCAGCTGTTCGGAGTAATGCAAGACGTGCTGATTGAAGACGTAAACGGAGAAGATCACATAATTTCCGGACACTGCAGAACAATGTGTTGCAGAATGCTTGTAGAGGAAGGGCATGAGGAATTTAGAAAAATTAACTGCAAATACACGACAGTTAAGGACGACACAAGAAAAATGTTTCTGGAGGATGGCAAAGAAGACCATGAGACAACGCAGCTTCTGGAAAAGCTGGCAGTTATCCAGGCGAACCGGTTCAGAGAAAAAACGGACTGGGAGAAGATGAAAGAAGCTCTTGAGACAGAAGAAATCATAAAAGGCTTGCGAGAACTCACAGAGCTGAAAGGCAAAACAAGAGACATGGTTCGGGAGACGATCGGAGTGTCTGGAACACAGATGGAAAGATACCATGCAGTCCAGAAGAAACTCAGTCCGGAATGGATGAAAGAGTTCCAATCCACAAAAATCAACATCACAGTAGCACGAGAACTTGCAGATCTGGATGAAACATACCAGAAAAAGGCAATGGAACACTATGAGGACCACGACGGGATTACAGGAGCAGAGATCAAAGCATTTAAGAGCCTGCAGGAGAATAACAGAGACATTCCTGGACAATTCACGATTGAACAGGCGACAGGGCAGCAGCGACCGCCAGAGAACGACACACCGGTACAGCCAGAACTGCAGATAGAAAGATTCTTCGAAGCCTTAAATAAAGGCGAAAGAGAAAGAGTCCTCAAATGCGACACGAGAATGGCCGCATATTTAATCAGCATCCGGTACCGGGATGTCAGGATAAGAAACGGACATTTCAATTATCAGGCAAACAAAGAGGGAATAACATTCAATCCCGACAGCACAATGCAGCACAGCCTGACGTGGAATGAATTGTCTGAGGAGCTGGTGAAAAGATTCGGAAAGAAACAAAAACCGGTAAAAATGGTATCTGTAGATGATCCAGAGGAGCCGCAAAGAAAACTTACAGAGTCGGCAGCAGTTAAAGCACTCTGCGAAGCGTACCCGAAAAAATTAAAAACAATTATGAGGATATGTCGAAGATGCAAAGACAATGGAGAAGCTGCTAAAGCCGTACAACTGGAATTTGCACCAGGTGGATTTAGTTCATCAAGCGGGAGCGACGTAAATTATAGCTTTATGTCGTTCACAGCAGGACTTGAAATTGAAGTGAACAGTGAAAAAGTATCAATGAAATATGGCCGGCTGATTGTAGAAGCAAAGAATCTCTATGATCCATTTTCTCCAGAATTCGATATAGAGCCAAAGAAACCAGAAGTAAAAGATGATGGAGGACCGGCAAAATGTATCACAGGACAATCTGGATCTGGATTATGCGGAGCAGCTGCTTATTGTAGCCAGGAGTACCACTGCTGTTCTCAGTGCCCGGACGACTGCAACAGCCGTTGCGGATGGATTCTGGAAAAGAGCTGCCAGTCGGCAGCAGAAACACCGGACAAAAAGCAGCAGGAAGACCATTTTGTTGAGGCCAACAAAATGGTAAAACATCTGAGAAATACAGATAAAATCCCGGATGCATGGCCGGAAGATTTAAAAGACATCCCAGTACCTACAGATGTAGAAATCATCGGCTATCTGTACGATGAAGAAAGAAGACTCAAAGAATTCTTTGAAGCAGAAAAAGAAGATCCTGGCTTACCGCACATGACAATCCTGAAACAGCAGCTGATCGTTGGAGGACTGAGAATTATTAAAAATCTTGTAGAAGATTGTAAGGAAGAACCGGAAGAATCAGAACAGCCGCCTCTTCCGATCATGAGAAACAATGACCAGCGCAAGGAGTGGTTGAAAAATTATAAAGCCTGGGGACTCTGGTACACCGATAATCATACCGACGTGAAATATTATAAATACGATTTCCAGAACGGAGCACGACTGATCGTGGAAGAATATGCACCGAATCCAGGAGAACAAAAAAGCTGGTGGGTGTCAAGAATGACAGAGACATATTACATGCACCTAGTAGGCGGACCTGAACCGGATCGAGTTGGCGGAGTACCAAAATGGACATATCATGCACGCTATGATAAATTTCCAAACTCAGAAACCGAATTGTGTGAGTTCTTAAAAGGTTTACAGAAGTAGCGGGAGGAATAAAAGATGCAGGAAAAGGCGCTTGTTACTCACTTAGAGTTACATAAAAAAGTAGTAAAAAACGCCTGGATACTCAGTTACGAGGGCCGCAAGGTCCTTGTGATTGAATTTCAGGAGACTGTCACAGAAGATGAAAGCATTGCGTATATCTTCGCCCTGGCTAAAAGCCTGGTATCAGGAAAAGGCAGCGAAGCACTCAGCCCGGAGCTGATGAAGATGGTAAAAGGAACCTATGTCCGGATTCTGGACGAAGAAATGAAGAAACTTATTGATAACGGAATCGAAATGCAGGAATAAAGAATGATGTTCAAAGGAGACAGGAGACATGGACGGTACGGCAACAATTAGCTTAGACACACTGGACGAACTGAGAGAAAAGGCAGAAGAGGCACGATTGGCAACGAACCGGAGCAAGAAGTTCACAAGCAAGCTGATGGACTGCTATGAGTTCGATACAGAGAAATACAACAAAGCACTGAAAGAGATTGACAACAAAGAGGGCCTGACAGACAAGCAGTGTTCAAAACTGATTAGAGAAGCGATGGTGAAACATCTGAAAATTGTAGTGGATCCGGAGATGCTGAAAGAACTGATCCGGGAATACATTGACGAGGAAATATCCGACGAGCATACGGACATTGCGCGAGCAACCCTGAAAGAATTGAAACAGATTCAGGTAGTGCTGAAAGAAAAGTGAGGTGGAGAAAGAAAATGGAGAAGACATGTAAAACCTGTAAAGAAAATGATTGTGGTCTTTGCGATCGCACCGGCCGCCTGGTAGAGGACGACGATCAGTGCGAAAAATGGACGGGCAAACAGACAGACTGGAGAACTAGAATGATGCAAACGTTCCTTGCCGGACATTGAGGAGGGCAAAATGGTCAAAAAACTGTATGAGGTAAGAAACAGATCCGGTGACCTGATATTAGAGAATGCGACAAGCGGAGAAATTAGAGAAGAACTGCATTGCACAACGGCACAGGTCAACAACGCCAGAACCTCCGGAGATCACATTTTCGGAGAATACAAAGTAGAGGAAATTGACAGGAAATTAAGCAGAAAGACGGATTTTGACCTGCTGAGAGAATTTGAGTCCGTCTGCGATCAGCTGTTAGGCAGCAGGAAAGGAAAGAAATGAATAAGAGACAGAAAAAGAAACTATACAAGCAGGAAATCGGCAAAAATCCGCCGAAGAAAATGAAGTATTCCGGGAAAAGCTATCACCGGGCAATAAACAAGCCGTGGGGAGGAAAGAAAACGACAGTAAACTACTCCTGGGACTGCGAGAAGCTGAAAGAAATTGTAACACAATTCACAAAAGCATGGGCCGGTAACGGGGTAACGATAAAAAAGGCAGCGGATGCACTGATGAAACTGTTTGCAGGCATAGGAATCAACATTTCCGAAGTTCCGGAAAGTTCATACGCAGTAAATACGAGAAATGTGGTAAATACAACAAAAACATTGACAGCACACCGCAGAAAAAGAGGTGAATGGAATTGAACTATGCAACAGCAGAGGCGGAGGACAACAGAGAGAAGATCCTGAAATTCATTGTCAAATACATAAAGCGGCACTGTTATCCACCGGCTACTTATGAGATTACGGCAGATACAGGACTGTCAAAAGCAACAGCTAGACGACATATAGCAATGTTGCTGGAGGATCGCATCCTTGAGACAGAACATCCGGGAGATTCAAGAGCGTATCGCATCAAAGATACAAAAATAGTAATGGTAAAGGAGAAAAAGACAAATGGAAATGATAATTCAAAATGAAACCGGTAATTTTACGTTGCATGTACGGATCTCAGACTCGAAAGAATATGATTTCCTCAAGGATGTGACAGAACTGGCGCGAAAGTATGATTTCGAAAATGATGATTTTGAGATTGAAGATCCGGAAAAGGAAACAGATCAGGTACCGGAGACAACGATTAGCGAAGCTGCAGAAGAATACAAAGGATTTTTACATATTCACTGCGAAGAATGTGGAGAGACAATCTCGTACAACGCAAAAGAGCCAGAGACACAGCACAAATGTAAGAAATGCGGACACGTAACACAGCTTAGAGCTTTAAAGCCAATGTATGCAGAGTGCAAAGCCTGCGGAAGTTCATGGAAGTACATGACAAACAGAAACACTGCAGAACTGACGCAGGAATGCTTACAGTGCGGAAGTTTGATTGACATGGAAATGAACTCACGCCGCACAGCATATGTAACAAAAACGAAACGGGGGGGGTCAAGACCTCCAAGAAGTAGATTCAAGAGGAGAATGTGATGAATAAAGTAATTTTAATGGGACGTTTAACCAGAGATCCCGACGTAAGATATACAACCGGAGAGAATCCGCTGGCAATAGCCGGATACACGCTTGCAGTAGACAGAAGATTTCACAAAGACGGGGAAGCAACGGCAGATTTTATTTCATGTGTCGTTTTCGGACGTGCAGCAGAGTTTGCAGAGAAATATTTCAGACAGGGATTGAAGATTACAATCTCTGGGCGTATACAGACAGGAAGTTACACGAACAGAGAAGGACGGAAGGTATATACAACGGAGGTTGTAGTAGAGGAACAGGAATTTGCTGAAAGTAAATCTGGAGACAATGGAGCGGCTTATTATCCACCAAAACAGACGCCGCCGCCGGCTCCTGCGGACAGCGCAGATGGATTTATGAACATTCCGGATGGAATAGAGGAAGAATTGCCGTTCAGCTGAGAAAGGAGCAATAATGGACGCTATTGAAGTAAAAGTGAATGTTAATCAGAGAAGACAGACACGTTGGTTGAAAGACTATCACGAAAGTTACAGAAAAAAGCTGGAGGAGAGAAAGAATGCAGTCATTTCCGAAACAGAAAAAGAAAAAACGAGCTAAGAAGAAAGAGCCAGAGAGACCGAGTATCATGCACAGCAGAGAAAGTGGCACTTGTTATCTCTGCATGAAGCTGCACAATGACTACAGACGACATCCGGCGCTCCAGGAGCATCACATTTTTGGAGGGTGTCCGAATCGGACACATTCAGGACACTATGGACTGAAAGTATATCTCTGCAATGTGCATCACCTGGCAGGGACAGGGCCGGAGGCAGTACATTCAAACCAAAAGGTCATGGATATGCTGCATGAAGAGGGACAGAGAACTTTTGAGGACCGGTTCGGCAGCAGGGAAGAGTTTATGAAGATATTCGGAAAAAATTTTATCATGGAGGATCACAAACATGATGGACATTAATGATGTTAAGAAATTAATTGACAATGTGGCACAGAAGCCATTCCTATGCAGTAATACAGAGATTACGACAGACAACGGCTATGTGATTACCACAAAAGAGCATTATGAGAAATTGCGAAAACACCGTTTGTGTCAAGCGAGAGGAAGAGAAGCTATATTTCACCGATGGACAGAACTTGCAACAGTTGTTGAACCGTCGCCGCTGGTAGGTGGACATCCAGGAGGACAAACAAATATTACACTTGCAATTGTGGAATATAAAAACGGAAAAGTAGAACAGGTATATCCAGGAGAAATAAAATTCATGGACACACAGGAATACTGGCCAGATCAAGAAAAATAATTAGTTTTAAGGAGGGCAGATATGCCAAACGTGAGACCGCTGAACAGAAAGAAATATAATATATCAAAGAGAGCTTTTCAGACCGCATACAACTATTGCTTACAGTATACAGAGTGGAAAGAGGAGCTGGCCGTAAAGAGAGACACAAGAGCCGGACAGAATCTGACTGGACAGCCGGGAGCACATAACTGTTCTGACTCAACTGCTGACGCAGCCATGGAAGCGGCCGAGATTGCACGCAAGATAAAGAAGATTGAAGACGCAGCCATGGAAGCAGTCGGAAAAGAAAAAGAGCTGTATCCATATCTGCTGTATTATGTGACAACAGAATATTGTACATTTCAGACTATGAAAGCCAGAGGCATTCCATGCGAGAGATCGTACTTTTACGAAATGCGTAGGAGGTTTTACAGTATCATAGCAAGGAGGATTAGATGATAGAATGTGATAAATGCAAGGCTCAGATGGAGCAGACTGCAAAGGAAGAACATATACCAAATACAGAATTGGACATCCAATACATTCAGTGTGAACAGTGCGGAAAGAAGTATATTGTACTGCTAAAGGATAACAAGACGAAAGGAATGTTGATTCGGATCAGGAACATGCAGGCAAGATACCGCCGTATGTTCGGGAAAGAAAACATTGCGAAAGTAGAAGCATACAGAAAGAGTATGGAAAACTTCCAGAAAACAATACAGAAGTACCAGGCGCAACTGAGAAACAATAACAAAGACAAGATAAAGGAGTATCTGTAATGCGGTACTCGAAGGACAAAATAAATGATATATTGATAACGTGGTATTCAGGAAAGCCACAGAATAATCGTTCCCCGCGAGAGAGGGCTTGCTATATGCAGGTCCTCTTTTGAGTTAGGAGGAATATGACGCAACAGGAAACAGAGTTCGTGCGCTGGTGCGTAGCGAACGACATACACAGGTTCTATGTGTGGACCAGGTGGAAGCAGGTCAGGCAGCAGGTGTTGAAGATGGATCACAATGAATGCCAGAGGTGCAGAGAACATCACAGATACACAGCAGCCACGACAGTACACCATGTAAACTACGTGAAGAGACATCCTGAGATGGCTCTGGACATATGGTATGAGTGGCATGGAGTGAAGAAAAGAAACCTTATAAGCCTTTGCCATGAGTGCCATGAAGCAGTGCATGGTTACAGAAAACCGCAGAAGCAGGAACCGCTGACAGAGGAACGCTGGGACTGATACCCCCGGTCGAAAAATTTGCGATTTTTGGCGGCCGGCCGGAGACCGGTGGGTGGCCTCGACAAATCTGCGAAAGGTCGCACATGATGAAAAAATAAAAAAATAGGGGTGAAAAAATGGCCGAAAAAAAAGCGGATATATTAGAAAGCTTAAAAGAGCAGCTGCGAAAAAAACAGGCAGATATTTCCGTCTTCAAAGACCTTTTGGACGACTATATGACCCTCTATGATGTCAAAAAGAAGCTAAAAACAGATATAAAAAAGCGCGGAGTAACCTTTGAGACCACATCCGCAAGCGGGAAAGCAACGATTGTAAAACAGAACCAGTCGGTCAAAGATCTGGTTGCTGTCAACAAACAGATGCTGATGATTCTGGACAAGCTGGAGTTGACAACGAAAGAAACAATAAAGGGGGATGATGATGACGAATTGTGATCCACGCATAGAGGAGTTCATGGAGGCCGTAGAGTCTGAGAAAATCAGAGCTTCCAGGGAAGTCAAAGCACTGGTATCACACGTCAGAAGTTGTTTCAAAAACGAAGACATATACACAGACAGCGAACAGCTGACGAAATATATCGGGATCGCAAAATATTTCCCGTTTGAAAAGTTATTTCCCTGGCAGATTTTTGTCGTGGGACTGCACGATTGCACATACTGGAGGGTATCAAAGACTCCACGCTGGCCGGATCTTTTCTGTATGCTCGGAAGGGGTGCAGGAAAAGACGGAACAATAGCGTGGGAATCTGCCTGCCTGGTAAGTCCATATAACGGAATCAGGGCGTATGACGTAGATATTTGTGCAAATAACGAAGATCAGGCACTAAGACCCGTCAAAGACGTGGTGGAAGCTCTTGAAACGCCTGAACACACGAAAAAATTAAAAAAATTCTATTACTGGACATCCGAGAAGGTAGTAGGAACAGAAACGAAATCAACGATTCTGGGACGTACAAATAACCCATCCGGAAAAGACGGAATGCGCTCCGGCATGGTGGTGTTTAACGAGATTCACCAGTATCAGGATTACAAAAACATTGAAGTGTTCACAACCGGACTTGGAAAGAAACCACATCCACGCCGGTCCTACTACACCACACAGGGAGATATAAGAGAAGGACCGCTTGACGATATGCTTGGAACTGCAACGGACATTCTTTTTGATGATCTTCCGGATAATGGTATGCTGCCATTTATCTGCAGACTGGACAGTAAAGAAGAAGTATACGACGAAAAGAACTGGGAAAAAGCAAACCCGTCCTTGCCATATCTCCCGACATTAATGGGAGAAATGCGAAAAGAGTACAACGACTGGTTAGCACATCCGGAACGTCTCACTGCATTTATGACAAAGAGAATGAACATCCCAAGCGGATCCACAGACATAAAAGTATGTTCTTACGAGAAAATAAAGCTCACGAACAGAGAAATACCGGATCTGTCAGGATGGACATGTACCTGCGGAATTGACTTCTCGAAGATTACGGACCTTGTTTCCGTAAATCTGCATTTCAGGGATGAAAATATCCGGTACGACATTAACCATTCATGGTTATGTAGCCAGTCAAAAGATATTCCAAGGATAAAAGCTCCTCTGGAAGAGTGGAGACGGAGAGGATTGCTGACAATGGTGGATGATGTGGAGATACATCCGGAGATCATCACTGATTATATTCAGGCAGCAATGATGAAATATTGCATAAAAGGAATTGCGATTGATGATTTCCGCTATGCTCTGCTGGCAGCAGCACTCAGGGAAATCGGATTCGACGCAAAAGTATATAAAAATTTAAAACTTGTACGTCCCTCAGACATAATGAGGGTTACAACGGTAATAGACAGTTGCTTTGCAAATGACAATTTTATCTGGGGAGATAATCCAGTGCTCCGTTGGGGGACGAACAATACAAAAATGATCCCATACGGGCGAAAACCGGGAAAGAAAGATGATGCAGACATAGGAAACTATGTATACGGGAAAATTGAAGCAAAAAGCAGAAAAACAGACCCGTTCATGGCACTTGTTGCATCAATGGCGATAGAGGATATGATCCCATACGCACAAACGGCAGCAGTGCCTGATATTGGAGTAATGACTTACTGAAAGGGGGTGAGAAAGGTTGGGATTTTCATTCAGGAATCTGATACGGGGAAAGCCAGAACCAGAGCAGCCAGAACCAGAGCAGTCAGTTGAAAATGTGTCTCGAATTGAGATTGCAGACAATCCGATCGAGAGCATAATGACAGAAATTTATCTGAGGGAATTGGCTTTTCAGAGAGCGATTCAGATTCTTGCAAAAATGTTAGGAAAATGCGAGATTCGTACATTCCTGAATGGTGACGAAATATTCCGTGACGAATATTACACTTGGAACTACGAACCAAACAGAAACCAGAATAAACAGCAGTTTTTTGACAAACTGATCGAAAAAATGTTCAGAAATGGAGAGGCGTTGGTTGTTGCTGGAATAGATGGACAGCTCTATGTGGCAGATTCGTTCTGTACAACCAGAAGCGCACTGTACGGGAACACGTACAGCCAGGTGCAGATTGATGATTACACTTTTCAGAGATCGTTTAGATCCACAGATGTTCTGTATCTGAAACCGAACTGGAAAAATGTAAATACGATTCTACATGGGTTATATGGATCCTATGCGAAGCTGATCCAGTACGGAACCAAGACTTTTATGCAGTCGCATGGCTCAAAAGGAACTCTGGACATATCAGCCGTAGCCCAGAACGCAAAAAACTTTGATGATACTCTTAAAAAATTGCTAAATGATTATTTTAAGACGTTTTTTGAAAGCGAAAATGCAGTTCTGCCACTGTTCGAAGGGTATACATTCACAGAAACGAACAGATCAAAGAATTACAATGAAACAACAACAAGAGACATAAAAGCACTGTATGATGATGTATTCGACTTTACAGCGAGGGCAATAGGAATCCCTCCGTCAATCCTGAAAGGGGACGTGCAGGACAACAGCAAGGCAATAGACGAACTACTGACTGTTGCACTGGATCCATTAGCCGGATCCTTAGAAAGCGAAATCAACCGCAAAAAATACGGGAAAGCCGTATTGAAGGGCAGCCGCTGCATGGTAGACACGTCACACGTTAAGCATGTTGACATATTCAGCAATGCGACGCAGATTGACAAGCTGGTACAGTCTGGAACGCATACGATCAACATGATCCTGCGCGCAATGGGACAGCCGCAGATTAATGAGGAATGGGCGAACCAGCATTTTATTACAAAGAATTACAGCACAGTACAGGATTTATTGAACAGCCTGGAAGGAGGTGGAGAAAATGGCGGGAATGGAAAAAACACAGAATAAAACAAATTACTGTTTTAAGCAGGCAGCAGATCCGGCGGTACATTTGCTATACATCTATGATGATGTATCAGCGTATGGAGAATTTGACTGGAAAACATGGTCATATACCGAAAGCGAGACATCTGCGAAGTATTTCCGCGATCAGCTGGCGGCAATTCCGGAAGATCATACAATTGAATTACATATCAATTCAAATGGTGGATCCGTAAAAGAGGGAGTAACGATCTACAACCTTTTGAAACAGTCTGGAAGCCGCGTAAAAGGAATTGTTGATGGCGTGGCGTATTCCGTAGCTTTTGTGATTTTACAGGCATGTGACGAAAGGATTATGGGCGTAGGAACAACAGCACTGATCCACGAACCATGGGTAACTGCATCCGGAAATGCAAGAGAGCTGAGAAAGACAGCGGATGATCTTGACGTACTTACGGCAAGCAATCGGAAAATCTTCCTTGAGCGTTCAAATCTGGAAGAACAGCAGCTTGCAGACATGATGGAGGCAGAAACCTTCCTGACTCCAGATGATTGTCTGGAATATGGCCTGATCGACAAGGTAGAGGATTACGGACACGCGCCAGAGGGAGACACGACAAAAGAAGGAATGCAGAAACGTCTCCAGGAAGTTATGCAGCACATGAAAGATACGAAGTCTTTCAGAGAGCAGCTGGAACTTATGCAGAAAGGACAGAAACCCGAACCGGGAAAGAAACCGGAAGAACCAGAGAAACACACACTGCAGGGATTTCTGCAGGGATTCAAAAAAGGAGAGTAAAATGAAAAATAAAGATTTTGCCGCATTAAAGAGAACGGAAATCCTCAACAGAATGAACGCAGCTGTTGCGGAGAATGATTCAGAAGCGTTTTCAAAAGCATATCTGGAATTATGCCAGGACATTGAGGAGAACGTGCTTGAACAGGCGAAAGAGCTTGTAAATCAGAGCGACATGAACGTACTTGCACAGAGAGGCGTGCGTCAGCTCACAAGCGCAGAAAGAGAATATTATGAGAAAGTAATTGACGCAATGAAATCTTCGGATCCAAAGCAGGCCCTCAACAATATTGAGACTGTTTTCCCGGAGACAATCATTGATTCTGTCTTTGAAGAACTGACAACAAATCATCCGCTGCTGTCAAAATTAAATGCAACAACTGTAACCGGTCTCACAAGAATGATGTTAAACACAAACGGAGAGCAGAAAGCAGCATGGGGCAAACTCAGCAGCAAGATCATTGAAGAACTGACATCCGGATTCAAAGAAGTAGACGTAACTCAGGATAAACTGAGCGCATTTCTGCCAGTTTCAAAAGCTATGCTTGACTTAGGCCCTGCATGGTTAGATAACTACGTGCGTCAGGTGCTCACAGAAGCTCTTGCAAATGGGCTTGAGTACGGAATCGTAAATGGTACCGGAAAAGACATGCCAATCGGAATGGCGCGTCAGGTAGGAGACGGAGTGAACGTTGTGTCTGGAGAATATCCGGAAAAAGAGACTATCAAAATGACAGCTCTTGATATGATCCAGCTTGGAAATGTTACATCTATCATGGCAAGAAACAGCAAAGGCCAGGCGAGGACAGTAGATAACCTGATTATGATTGTAAATCCGGTGGATTACTGGAAGCGAATCCTTCCGGCAACACGTGCAATGTCTCCGGACGGCGTATATGTTTCAACACTTCCGATTCCTCTGGAAATCATCCAGTCGGCAGCAGTTACAGAAGGAACTGCAGTATACGGAATGGCCGGAAAGTATTTCCTTGGCGTAGGAATGTCCAAAAACGGAAAGATTGAGTATTCAGATGAATACAGATTCCTGGAAGATGAAAGAGTATATCTTATCAAGTTATATGCTCACGGATTCGCACTGGACAACAATGCTTTTGTCGTTCTTGACATTACAGATCTGCATCCGGTTCGCTTCGAGGTTGTAAGCAAACAGGAGGAGCATGTAGATAATGCACTGCTGTCTGATCTGAGAATTGGAGGATTAACTCTCTCACCGAAATTTGACAGCGACACAAACACATATACAGCAAAAACAACAACTGCAACAAACACAATCACAGCGTTCCCGAAATCAGGAACAGCAGCGATTGAAATTACTGCAGGATCCAGTAAAGTAACAAACGGCGGAAAGATCACATGGAACGCTGGAGCCAACACCGTAACTGTTAAAGTTACAGACGGAGAACAGACAAAGACATACACCGTAACTGTAACAAAGGAGTGATAAAATGAGTGCTATGTCAGAAAATGATTTATCAAAACTTCTGGAGGATGTCAGAAACTATCTGGACATCACCTGGGACGATCCAAAAGGAGATAAAAAGCTCCAAGGAATGATAAAAAGAGGCATGGCATCATTAGCCGGAAAAATAGGGGAGTGCGATTTCCTGGGGGATACTCAGGAAAGGACACTCCTTTTTCAGCTTGTAATGTATGAGTATTCTGGAGAACTGCAGCAGTTTTGGGAAAACTACAAAAGTGAGGTTATTGGACTGCAGATAGCAAAGAAGGTGGAAGAATATGCCAAGAGCCAGGCGTAAACAGTTTGAAACGTTTACAGATGGGATACTCAGTATCTGCAAAACAGAAGACAGGGTGATCGTAGATACCAAGCTCAAAGACATTCGTTTCGGAAATCGCACAATCGGAGAGAGACGATATTTTGACGCACAGACAGCAGGAAATAAAATAACAAAATTGTTAAGTATTCCGGCAGCAGTGCTGAACAGGGAAGACATTGAAGCTCTTGACATTGTTATCATTGATTCACAAAGCGGCTGGCTCTGGGATCCATTCGATTTTGAGAGAGATGAGATTATCAATGAACATAATCCGGCAATGTACAAAATAGTGCAGATTCAGGAAAAATTTGACGCTGCACCACCTGCAATATATCTGTCACTGGAAAAAATCGTACAGTTGTATAAAGACAGGAGGGGCGACAATGGCGGATAGTATCAGAATTGATGATCTGACAGCAGAAATAAATCGCCTTGTTGAAGACTATGGAAAACAATGCACTGAGACAACGAAGGAATGCGTAAATAATGTTGCAAAAAAGACAGTATCAAAGCTAAAACAGACATCCCCGGTAAATACCGGAAAGTATAAAAAAGGATGGAAGAAAACTGTTGTGAAAGAAAATTCTACAAGTTTAGTTATTGCGATCCACGATAAAAAATACTCCCTGGTGCATTTGCTTGAAAAAGGACACCAGAAAAGAGGGGGCGGAAGGGTAGCTGCAATCAAACATGTAGAACCTGCAGAACAGGCAGCAATAGCAGAGCTGGAAAGGGAGATCACGTCAAGGCTATGATGTCAGTTGAAAATATCAAAGAAATGTTGAATGAAATCGGCTTGCCATATGAATACGATCATTTTTCAACTCATAACTGGATAGAGCCGCCCTTTATCGTATGGAAGATTCCGGAAAGTGATAATTTTCATGCGGACGGAATTACATACGCAAAAATCGACGTTCTGAATATCGAATTGTATTCAGACGAAAAGGACTGGAACAATGAAAAGAAGATAGAGGACATCCTGGATAAGTATGGAATCACATACGATAAGACGGGAGAATATCTTGACTCAGAAAAAATGTACGAAGTTTTATACGAAATGGAGGTATAAAGATGGGTAAAAAAGATAACAAAGTTAAGTACAATCTTAAAAACGCACATTACGCATTACAGAACGAAGGAGAAGATGGAACAATTACTTTTGAAGCCCCGAAAGCGATTCCGGGATCTGTATCCATATCACTTGACGCAAATGGAGATATTTCACCGTTCTATGCAGACGGAATCCAGTATTATGTGTCAGCTGCAAACAACGGATATGAAGGAGATGCAGAATTTGCATTAATTCCGGATTCTTTCAGACAGGATGTCCTGAAAGAAAAGAAGGACGAAAAAGGTGTGCTGCATGAAATCAGTGATTCTACGGATACACAGAAATTTGCACTTCTGTTTGAATTTGATGGAGATCAGAAAGGAATCAGACGAGTTCTCTATAACTGCACAGCTACCAGACCGTCAATCGAATCCGAGACGAAAGAAGATAGTATTGAACCTGGCACAGAAACAATTACGATCAGCAATGCTCCACTTCCGAACGGACGGGTAAAAGCTCAGACAACGGTAGACACAGACGACACTGTATACAGCGGATGGTATAAGACAGTGTACTATCCAGAAACAATCACAGAAGCAACGCAGGCTGTTAATGTAGATAAAAAAGCCGCAGGAGAATAAGAATGCTGACAAAAACAATTAAAATTGATGATAAAGAGGTGCTTTTTGCCGCTTCTGCTGCAATTCCGAGAATTTATCGGATTCAGTTCCGGAGAGATATTTTTCAGGACATGGCAAAAATTGAAAAGTCCGTAAAAAAATCACAGGATAAGCAGACTGAAACGAAGGTGTCCGAGTCGGACATCCCTATCGAGGATTTAGAGATGTTCGAAAACGTCGCATTCGTAATGGCAAAACACGCAGCACAGAAAAAGGGACAGGATTTCCCGGAAGATGTATACGACTGGTTAGATCAGTTTGATACATTTTCAATTTATACAATTTTCCCGGAGATTGTAAAACTCTGGAACCTGAACCAGCAGACACAGGCAGAAGCAAAAAAAAACTTCGACCAAGTAGCCGGGAAATGACGACACCTCTATTCCTTCTCAGGTGCGCGCAAGTTGGAATAAGTATCCAGGATTTAGACCTTCTGACAGTAGGTCTTGTCCTGGATATTTTTACGGAAAAAAATAACGACGACTATAAATGGCCGAAAATGGCAACTCAGGAGGATATGGATAAATTCTAAACGGAGGTGATAATTTTTGTCCAAAGGCCGCGACATAAGGGGACTTACGATTGAAATTGGCGGCGATACCACAGGACTACAAAATTCACTTAAAAATGTAAATTCACAGATAAAGACCACACAGGCACAGCTGAAAGATATAAACAATCTGCTGAAACTGGATCCTACGAATGTGGAATTATTACAGCAGAAACAGAAAGCGCTTGCTGACGAAATCGAAAGCACGAAAGAAAAGCTGGAAACCTTAAAGACTGCAGAGCAGCAGGCACAGCAGCAGTTTGCAGAGGGAAAAATCTCCCAGGAACAGTATGACGCTCTGAAAAGAGAAATCATTGCAACCGAGGAGAGTTTGAAGTCTCTGGAAAATGAAGCGAAGAATGCACCTACTCAGATGCAGCAGTCGCTTGATGGTCTGAATGCAAAAATAAATACTACACAGACAGAACTCAAAGAAATTGATAAGTTGCTGAAACTGGATCCTACGAATGTGGAATTATTACAACAGAAACAGAGAGCGCTGTCTGATGAAATCGGAAACACAAAAGAAAAGCTGGAACTTCTGAAAAACGAAGAAGGGGAAGTACAGCAGAAATTCCAGGAGGGAAAAGTATCCCAGGAACAGTATGACGCTCTGAAAAGGACAATTATAGAAACAGAACAGAGCCTGCAATCACTTGAGAATGAAGTTGGATCAGGATCCGCAAAACTGGCCGAGATTTCTGAAACATCCGGGAAAATAGGGGAGTCGCTGACATCTGCCGGAGAAAAAATGCTTCCGGTTACGGCGGCAGTGACAGGACTTGGAACAGCAGCAGTAAAGACTGCAGCAGATTTTGACAGCTCCATGTCCAATGTGGCCGCAATATCCGGATCGTCTGCGGAAGACATGGATAAGTTGCGAGAACGTGCAAGAGAGATGGGAGCACAGACAAAATTCTCCGCAAAAGAAGCCGGAGATGCTATGGGATACATGGCAATGGCCGGATGGGACGCGCAGCAAATGTATGATGGTCTTCCGGGAATAATGAACCTTGCAGCTGCATCTGGCGAAGATCTTGCAACAACTTCTGATATTGTTACGGACGCGCTTACGGCGTTCGGCATGAAAGCAGAAGACAGTTCGCACTTTGCAGACGTGCTTGCACAGGCATCATCAAGTGCAAATACAAACGTCAGCTTGATGGGAGAAACATTTAAGTACATCGCTCCGGTAGCAGGCGCGCTGGGATACAGTGCAGAAGATGCGGCGGTAGCAATTGGACTCATGGCGAACAGCGGAATCAAAGCGTCGTCAGCCGGAACGCAGTTGAGAGCGTCTCTGACAAACATGATAAAACCGTCAAAAGATGTCGGAGACGCAATGGAAAAGTGGGGCTTTTACGCAACAGAAGCCGCAACCGCCGTAGATCAGGCAAAAGTTGATAAGCAAATGCTCAGGGTGCAGAAAGCATCACTTGCAGCGGATAAAGCACAGCAGGCATACAATGATGCGGTGTCAAAATACGGAGCTGAGTCAACAGAAGCTTCAAATGCTGCAGCAACGTTGGAAATAAAGCAGACGGAGCTTGCAAGTGCAAACGAAACCCTGACACAGTTGCAGGAAGGAACCACGCAAAACGTAAGACTGTACAACAAGGCTTTACAGAACGAAGATGGCAGCATGAAATCTCTCAAAGAAACCATGGATTTCTTGAGAGAAGCAATGGGAAATATGTCAGAAGCAGAACAGACCCAGGCCGCAACAGCTATTTTCGGGAAAGAAGCCATGTCCGGAATGTTGGCCATCATCAACGCATCAGATGCAGATTACGAAAAGCTAATCAAGAACATTGATAATTGCGACGGAGCCGCGGAGAATATGGCTGAAACCATGCAGGATAATCTTTCTGGACAGCTTACAACTTTGCAGAGTGCCTTGCAGGAGTTGGCAATAGCCTTCGGAGAAATCCTGATGCCATATATCAGAAAAGCGGCAGAGGTTATTCAAGGGTTTGTTGAAAAGCTCAATGGAATGAGCGAAGGACAGAAGAAAGTAGTTGCCACAATTGCACTGATAGTCGCCGCGATTGGTCCGTTGCTGATAATGGTTGGAAAAGTTGCAACCGGAATATCTGCAATTACAGGACTGTTTTCTAAGATGAAAACTTTAACAACAATAACGAGTATTATTGGAAAGCTAAAAGGTGCTTTTACCGCACTGTTTGGAGTAATAGCCGCAAACCCGGTTATTGCTGTCATAGCCGCGATTGTGGCAGCTCTGGTATTGCTGTACACAAAATGCGAATGGTTCCGGGATGTAGTAAATGCAGTTGTACAAAAAATTGTGTCATTTTTTACAGAGACAATACCGCAGGCATGGAGCACACTGATGGACTTCCTTTCAGGAGTTCCGGAATGGTGGTCTGGAATCTGGCAGCAGGTATCAGACTTTTTCATGCAGATATGGAATGGAATTGTAAACTTTTTTACCGTAACAATACCACAGGCGTGGAACAGCGTTGTTACATTTTTTGCAGGTGTTCCGGCGTGGTGGTCCGGTATCTGGCAGCAGGTATCAGATTTCTTTGCAAATATCTGGACGACAATGATGCAGAATCCGGTTATATCCGGAATTGTGACAACGATCACAACGCTATGGCAGAATGCAGTTAATACACTGCAGAACATCTGGCAGGGACTTGTGACGATTGCACAGGGCGCATGGGAGTTGTTGAAAAATACAATTCTTGCACCGGTGATCTTACTGATCGACCTGGTAACAGGTAACTTTGATAAACTCAAAACAGACGCATCAAATATCTGGACAAATATCAAAGACGCAGCGCAAACAATATGGACCGGAATTAAGCAGGTTGTCTCCACTCTGGCAAAAGGACTTGTTACCGCAGTCACAACACTATTTACAGGGTTCCGGGACGCAGTGTCAAAAATATGGGATTCTGCTTCTCAGGCAGCATCAAAAGCATGGACAGCAATAAAAGGATTCGTTGTCAACAATGCGAAAAAGCTGAAAGAAAGTGCAACGGAAGCAATCCAGAATTTGAAGGACAGAGCCTCAGAATACTGGGATAACATCAGAGAGAGAACGTCCGAAACGTGGCAGAACGTAAAGGAAACAGTTATACAATACGCCGGAAATATGAAAGACAGAGCTGTTGATACATTTAACAGCGTTGTATCTGGAATATCTGGAGCACTGTCAGGTGTATATTCCGCTGTTGTAAATGGATTTTCCAGCGCGATCAGTTATATTACGGGATTACCAGGGCAGGCGGTTCGCTGGGGACAGGATTTCGTGAATGGTATTGCAAACGGAATCAGGAGCTGCATAGGTAACGTAACGAATGCAGTATCGAACGTAGCAAACACAATAAGATCATGGTTGCATTTCTCAAGACCGGATGAGGGTCCGTTACATTACTATGAGGAATGGATGCCGGACTTTATGAAAGGCCTTGCGACAGGAATTGAAAAGAGCCAGGGACTTGTTGCTGACGCAATGAAAGATGTTCAGATGGATATGCAGTTAGATACAAGTTCAATGAAACCAGCTAATAATCTGAACAAAACAGATATTACCGGAATAACCGGAATGCTGGCACAGCTGATCCAGGTAATGAGCGCAGGACAGGAGATCTATTTTGACAACAGAGAATGGGCTGGAAAACTTGCACCTGCAATCAATAATGAACTTGGAAGAATAGCAAAGGAGGCAGCTTACAGATGAATAATGTATTGACAATAAAAGCAACAATCACTGTTGAAAACTCTGGGAAAGTCATAGATACATTAGCAGACTGGGGCTGCGCAATTGGCAATAATGATTATATCGGGGAACCAGAGGTAGAGACGTATTTCATTGACGTCCCAGGAGCTGACGGTTTTCTGGATGGATCAGAAGCAATCACCGGCAGACCAGTATATAAATCAAGAGAAATTGATATTCTGTTCGGAGGTAAGAAGCCGCGCGAAGACTGGGACAGTTTTATTTCGAATATTCGAAACAGACTGCATGGTAAAAACATAAGGATAACATTTTCAAACGATCCAGCATATTACTGGACCGGAAGAGCGTACATAACAGATTTTGACCGGTCAAGAGAGATCGGTCAATTTCATTTAAGCGTTCCGAAAGCAGATCCTTATAAATATTCGCTTGCTGACTCAACGGAGGAATGGCTCTGGGATCCGTTCGACTTCGAAACCGGAGTGATAGATCAGGGAGCCGGGATCACAATATCTGGATCAGGATCATATACAGTATATTCTGGAGATGTAGCAATCGTTCCGGTGCTGAATGTAAAAAGTATTGGATCAACAGGACTAAAGGTGACAGCGTGCGGAGAAACCTACACTCTGACACTGGGGAGAAATCGCTTTCCAGATATTGTTGTATACGGATCTGACGTAACACTTGAATTTGCCGGATCAGGAACACTGGACATTGTTTACAGGAGGGGATCATTGTAATGTACAAAATTAAATTAGATGGCAAGATCCTGTATTATCCAGGAGACCGGGAGGCAGCAGTTATCAATCCGGAGCTGGACCTGCAGACAGGATATGCAGGAGAGTTAACCCTGAAAGTACCGGCTTTAAATCCTCTGTACAATGATATTCATAACAGAAAAAGCATGATTTCAGTGTACAGAGATAAAACAGAAATCTTTTACGGAGAAGTCCGCACAAGAGAAAAAGACCGGTTTAAAAATCAACCGATTAAAGCAACCGGAGCGTTGTCGTTCCTGGCAGATACGATTCTGCCGCAGCAGGAATGGCACGACATGTCGCCCAGGGAAATGTTAGACGCGTGGCTACAGCTGCACAATAATCAGGTTGAGGACAGAAAGAAAATCTATATCGGGGTTGTTACGATCCATGACAGCAATGACTCTCTGTACAGGATAACTGACAGAGAAAACACCCTTGAAGCGATCAGGGAGAAACTGGTTGATCGCCTGGGCGGATACCTGAGACTCAGACACGAAGAAGACAAGCTATACCTTGACTGGATAAATATACAGGAATACGGCAAGTATTGCGAACAACCAATTCAATTCGGAGAGAACCTGCTTGATTACTCAGAGACAATGACTGCCGACGATGTTATCACAGCTCTGATCCCGCTGGGGGCAGCAATCGAACAGGAAACAGACGAAAACGCATCCGAATTTGAACGTCTTGAAAAGAATGTGGACATTACATCCGTAAACGACGGAAAAGACTACATATACAGCAAAGAGGCGGTAGAAAGTTTCGGATGGGTGTGGAAAACAGAGAAGTGGGACGATGTAGCAACGCCAGCGAACCTCCTGAAAAAAGCAACAGAATATCTGACGACGCAGCAGTATGAGAACCTTGTCATTTCCCTGACTGCAGTGGATTTGTCATTGTTTGGCCAGGATTATGATTCTTTTGATATAGGAGACCGTGTGCTCTGCAATGCAATTCCGTATGGAATGAAAAAAGTATTGCCGGTTATGGAAATGAAAATCCCATTGCAGCAACCAGATCAGGCACAGTTGACACTGGGAGAAAATCTGCAGCAGTCTTTCACAGATCAGACTACTGGGACATTTACTCAGATCCGGCAGGAAACAACAGAGGCTGGAAGAGTTCAAGCGTCTTGGATGAAATCCGCAATTGATAATCTTACGAAACAAATGACGGGAGCAAAAGGCGGATACAAACTCACAGAATTTGATGAAAACGGTCTCTGGCTTCGGGATCTGTACATGGACGCACCGGACAAAGAACAGGCAACAAATATACTACAGATAAATAAAAACGGAATCGGCGGATCTCACAATGGATATAACGGCCCATACACAATCGGAATGACGCTGGATGGCCAGATTATAGGAGAGAGAATCCTTGCCGGTTCTGTTAAAACAGAAGCACTTTCAACAGAGTGCAAAAACTACATTGAAACCAAAATATCAGATGGAGACTCTGCAAATAAAACAGCGATTCTGAAAGAGGTCACAACATCCCTGAAAGCCATGGACGGAAAGATAACTCTTTCTGTTTCGAGTTTAGAGCAACAGCTGGAAAGAAAATCCGGAAACTGGTACGGAAATTATGAACCAACATCCGAAAACAATCCAGCATCTGCCTGGACGACAGACGAATTGAGGCAGGAACACGAAAGAGATCTCTTTTTCAATACAACAACCGGCCATGCTTATCAGTATCAGAAAAATGACAGTAATGAGTATGGATGGGTAAGGGTAAAAGATAAGGACATTGAAGCAGCTCAGAGTACAGCAGAATCTGCGCTTTCCAAAATCGAGGTCCAGGAAGGACTTATAACTGCAGAAGTGTCAAGAGCAAAAGGGGAAGAGGAAAAGCTCAGATCAGCGATCACAATGACTGAGACAAGCATTCTTTCAACGGTCTCAAAAACATATGCAACACAAGAAATGGCAAACAAGCTCTATGCAGATGCAGTTCAGGAGGGACAGGAAGCGGCAGACTCCGCAGAGAAAAACGCCAAAGACGATACTGATACAAAACTGAAAAACTATTCCACAACAGTTGAAATGAATAGTGCGATCAGTCAGGCAGCAAACGGAATTTCTCTGGAAGTATCAAAAAAGTATGCTACTACTGGACAACTAGAAGAAAAGTACACGGACGCAGTAAAAGCCGGGCAGGATGCGGCAAACGCTGCGGAAAGTAATGCTACAAAAGCAGGGCAAACTGCTGCAAGTAATGCAGAAACAAATGCCACAAAAGCGGGACAGGCGGCAGCAGATCAGGCCGAAAAGAATGCAAAAGCAGACACAGACACAAAATTACTGAATTACTCAACGACGCTGGAAATGAACAGTGCAATCAAACAAGCGGCAGACAGCATTTCCCTTGAAGTGTCAAAGACCTACACAACAACAGTGCAGGTGGAAGAAAAATACAATGCAGCAGTAAAAGCCGGACAGGATGCGGCAAACGCTGCGGAAAGCAATGCTACAAAGGCAGGACAAAACGCTGCGAATAATGCTGAAAAGAATGCAAAAGCAGACACAGATGAAAAACTGAAAAGCTACTCGACAACGGAACAAATGACGGCGGCTATCAAAATGGCGACGGATAACATCACTCTTGAAGTGGCTACGGTACGTCAGGCAGTGTCAGAAAAAAATGGTAATTTCTACGGGAGCAAAATACCGACAACATCAAATGAACCAGCGTCCTCCTGGACAAGCGACGATTTAAAGTCACTGCACATAGGAGATATTTACTATGATATCACAACCGGATATGCGTACAGATATACATATAAGGTTCCTGGATTAAAGATCACATTTTCATCAGACTCCAGAACGGAAAGCGTAAATTATGATTATGTAAAGATTTATTACAGTGATAACGGAACAATGAAACTTGCAGCGAAGCTGGGAGGAACTGACATTGCTGGTGCATCTGTTTTTATTCCATCCTCAGAATTTTATGTGTACTGGCATACAGACGGTTCAAACGATAGCTTCTACGGCTTCGCTATAGCGTCAGTTACCGGAACAACCGGAGAAACATCAGGAGCAACAATTGAGAGTTTGCCGAGTTACACTGCAACTGAACTGACAAAAGGGACATATCCAGAAAGCCCGAATCATGGAAGCTACGGAAACAATATAAATCTGCTATGGAAATGCTCCGGAACAACATCAGGAAGCAAAACGGCATCCTGGGAAAGAATCCAGGATCAGGATATTAGTGTTGCAAAAGCTCAGGCAGATGCAGCACAGACAACAGCAAACACTGCAAAGAATACAGCTGACACCGCAAAAAGTACGGCCGAAACTGCAATATCCAGGATCACAGTTGCAGAAAACTCGATCACGTCAGAGGTTTCCCGTGCGAAAGGTGCGGAAAGTACTCTCAGCTCCCGAATCACGCAGACAGAGACGGAAATAGAGTCGAAAGTATCTGCTGGAGAAATTGCATCATCAATTAACCAGACAGCGCAGAGCGTTAAGATTAACGCATCAAAAATTAACTTCAACGGTTTGGTTACTGCGAATACTTATTTTAAAATTAACACAGACGGTTCATTTGCAGCGAAGAAAGGAACTATCGGAAATTTTACGGTTACAAGCGGAAAAATAACCACCGGATATGCAACGTTAAGTATGCGATCACATGCTTTCATTTTTAATGGAGGGTTAGAGATACATACGGGTACTTCAACGTTTTCGGATGGTTCTGACGCATTTAAAGTATTTAATCTTTCCCATGTGACATCTGGAGGCCATATGGTATTTGCAAAAGACGGAGCAACAGTGGCTTATTTGTCATCATCATCCAAGCGATATAAAGATCATATTGCAAACATGACATTAGATGAAGCGAAAAGAATGCTGAATGTTCCAGTGATATGGTTTAAATACAAAGAAAATTATCTCAGTCCAGAAGACTGGTTAAACGGAAAGAAAATGCCGGGATTTTATGCAGAAGACATATACAGCATTTTCCCGGAAGCGGCACAGTTAAATGAAAAAGGAGAACCGGAAGACTGGAACTTTCGTGTATTAATTCCGGTAATGCTTAAACTGATTCAAAATCTCTATGAGGAAAAGGAGAAAACAGCATAATGAATGAAGTAAAAGAAAAGGACAATAAAGAAACTATTAAGGAAGAAACAAAGGTGTCCGAGTCGGACACAGAAGAAAGCACCGCACAGGAACAGAAAGAAGATAACAACACAGTAGAGAAAGCAGTAGAAGCCCCTCCGTTGGGGGCAATCCTGGACAAAAGAACAGAAGAAATTCGAAACGTAGTATTCGGAGCAATGGCACAGTACGGAATACCTGCGTCATTAATGGATTACATGCTCACTTCCGTCCTGGCAGAAGTGAGAGACTTGAAGTCAAAAGAATATTCAAATAGCCTTGTAAATAAGGGGGAATAAAAGTGGCAAATGTAAAAAAATACACAGATCAGATTGCAAAAGCACAAAAAGGGCGAGATGTCAGAGATTCGATTGTTAATGCAATAAATGCAGTATCAGATGAAAACAACGAATACAATCAGGTTAAAGCTGACATTCTCGAAGCACAGACAGATATAACCGGAAAAGTAGCAAAAAACGAACAGACAGAGCAGGCATTTGCGACAGATGTAAAGAAAGCGGAAGCCTTGAAACAGGGTCTTGATTCGAATATCGAGCAGGGAACAACATTAAAAGGTCAGCTGGATACTGCAGTTTCAACGGCAAATACAGCAAAAAAGAATCTGGACAGTACAAATACAACGGCTGCACAAAGAAAAACTGATCTGGATGGATCCATAAGCACCGCACAGACGTTAAAAGGAAATCTGGAATCAGATATTTCAAAAGGAACGACATTAAAACAGGGACTTGACTCTGATATTGCACAGGGAACAACATTAAAAGGCCAGCTGGATACCGCAGTTTCAACGGCAAATACAGCAAAAAAGAATTTAGATGATTCAAACACAGCGGCCGGAAAAACCAAAACTGCCCTGGATACATCAAACACAACAGCAACCAAAACAAAAACAGATCTGGATGCAACAAATAAGACCGCAACAAGCCTGGACACATCTCTGGGGACCAAAATTACAGAGGGAACACAGCTGCAAGAAGATCTCCAGGAAACCGGAGAGACTGCGGTAATCAACATTCAGGCAGAAGCAAATAAACAGATCCAGAATATTACTGCAGCTGGCGGAGGAATTGAAAACGCATTATCAAACTTTTTTGCCCTCCGCAGGACTGGAAAAGTATATACAACGAGAATCTACAAGTATGACACTTCTACCAGTCCAACAGGCGTGAAACTGAATGACAACGAGGGACTTGTGAGAAAACCGTCTACAAATACTGTGATCGGGCAGGACGATTACAGAGAGATTGGCGTATTCATGCACTTTCCATGTAATTTTACCGTAGATAATAAAGGCTTTAACCATGTAACCGCACTGCAGGGACAACCGGATTTTAGGAAAACTGGAAAGGTGGATGTCGGAGAGGTCACAATGTCCGCATGGGTTGGAATCACAGACAATCCTGAGTATGTAGATTATCATTATTCAGACAGTCCGAACGAAGCCCTTGGCCTTAGACCAATGGGAGAGTCAATTAATCCAGACGGAACAATTTCACCTTTTATGATCCACGGAAAATACGGAGCTGGAGACATTGATGGAGTGCCGTACAGCTCCGCTGGATTGATTCTGGCAAACGGAAGCCAGAAAGGAGGAAAACCAGTATCACACACAGGGCTGATCGTATACATGAGAAAGAAAGGCTCAATGTACGTGGGAACAACAAACTGGGATCTCTTTTACAAACAGCTCATGATGATTATTTTATATGCAACAACGAACAGCCGAAGCGTTATGGCTGGATGTAATTCTTATTCAATGCAGGAAATGGCAGCAGTTGCAGAAACCGGAGTAACAAGAGTGATTCTCCCAAAAGCAAAAGCAAACAATTATATTGTTGGGTCTTATGTATCTGTCGGGGATATTGGTTCAAATACAAATAAAGACAGATATTACGCATACATGCACAATCTTGCATATGACGTTAAGATCTTGAAGATCGAACCGGTAGACGATACAAATTCTGCAATATATTTGGATACAGAACCATTCAACACGACATTGACAACCTGCATCTCAACAATGCCGTGGCGAACCGGCTCAACTGACAGCGTGCTTGGATCAGACGGATCACCGTTCTCAAATACAGATAATAAGAATCCATTTAAGATCCAGGGAATCGAAACCGGATACGGGGCTTATGAAGTTCTCAGCAATGTATTTATGGATATTGTTACAGATGAAGACGGAACACCAAAGAGAGACGTATACATCTGTATGGACGCATCACTGCTTACAACAGATATGAATGTAGCAAAGACACGATATAAGAAAGTAGCGGCTCAGGTAACATACACTGCAGCATCCTGGAAATACATCTCAAAATGCTTTGTTGATCCAGCTCTGGGAATCATGGTACCGACGGAAACAAAAGCCGGAAGTACAACAGGATTCTGCAACGGACTGTATACGGATTCCGGTACGAGCGGACAGCGAGAATGGCTGTCCCTGGGCCTTCTGGACAATGGCACGGTTTGCGGCCTCTGGCTTCTGAATGCGGGCTCTGGCGTTGGCAATGCGTACTGGCATTTCGTCTCCGGCGTTTCACCGAACGGCACGCGGGGTGAATGGCAGGCGGCAGCCTGACAGAGGGGCTGTCCCCTCTATGTAACTGACAACTAATCAACTGCGAAAAGCAGAATAGCAATAAATTACGGACTTGTAACACGAGGTAGCGGTTCCTGTTCCCTGGCTGTCCCTGGGCAATCTGAACAATGGCACGATTTACGGCCTCTGGATTCTGAATGCGAACAATGGCGTTGGCAATGCGAACTGGAATATCGTCTCCGGATTTTCTTGAAAATGACTTGATATTTGTGTTACATTTCGCTCCGCAGGACAGAGCCTGCAACAGCAGCGTGGGGCATCACCGAAATTTGATTGAAGCCGAACCTTGTGATCGGGAGCATAGGGGCCTGAGACAAGGACCATGAATGCAGTTGATTCATGTGTGGGGTGAGTAGAAACACCGAAAACCCCTTATATCAAGAAACGAATGAAACGGTATTGTAAAAACATAACATTAGATCAGAACTTTATAACCGCATGTATCTACGAATGTCTAAGTGATAAATGGAACCGTATGGATACAGCCAGATTTCTGGCAAACTATACGAATATCATTACAGCCAGACAGATACACAGAATTATAAAAGAAAACCTTAAAGGCTGGTTACATAATTTAGTCTGCACAGCAGCGGCAGGAATGGAAGAAGAAATAAAACTTAGAAAAGTATCTTTTGATCCTATAAAGACAAGCGCAAGACTGGATGGAAATTCAGGAAAAGTAAGAGATATAGGCGTTGAGTGCATAAAACAGCAGATATACGATTATGTAGCCACAAACGGATTGAGAGAACTATTTGAAAGAAAAATAGGAACTTATCAGTGCGCAAGTATTCCAGGAAGGGGACAGGTTTATGGAAAGACAGCAATTGAGAACTGGATCCGTAAGAATCCGGGCAAGACCAGAATAGCAGCAAAGGGAGACGTCCGGAAATGTTATCCATCCATTAACAGGAGAAAGCTGAAAAGAATGTTAGAGAAGCAGGTCAGAAATGAGGACCTGCTTTATTTGACTTTCGTTTTAATTGACTCATTCGATCAGGGGCTGTCAATCGGATCATACTTGAGCCAATGGCTCTGTAATTATTATCTGAGTGCAGCTTATCATTATGCTGCTGAAAAGCTGTTCAAGAGGAAGAAACACCGAGACGGAACAACAGAAGAAATCAGGCTGATTAATCATGTATTGTTCTACATGGACGACTTCCTACTGATCGGAAGCAGAAAGGCAGATGTGAGAAAAGCAATGAAACTCCTGATTAAATACATGAATGAGTATTTAGATCTGACGGTAAAACCAGATTGGAAGCTGTTCCAGATCGACTGGATAGACAAAGACGGAAAACATCATGGAGAACCTATTGATATGATGGGATTCAAAATATATCGGGATCACACAGAAGTAAGGCGGAGCATTTTCCTGAGAGGACGCAGGGCATTTGTAAAAGCCGGGAAGTATGCAGAGAAAGGAAAAGCGATACCATTAGATCTTGCGTACCGGTGTATAGCATATTACGGATGGTTCAAACATTCCGACTCTGAATATTTCAGAGAAAAGTATAACGTAGATAAGATATTTGAGAAAGCGAAAAGGAGGGTAAGTCGTGAAAGCAAGATTTACAGAAAAACAGGATCCTGTAACTTGGAATGCGCTGCCTGATGGAAACGTGGATGTAATGATATGTCTGAATGAAAAGACTGTTACAGAAACTTATCCGGATACGGATCCGGAGACAGAACAGACAGTATTCGAATATGATTTTAACCAGTTCCGGGAAAAACAGGAGAAGATCTCAGAGGAAACTGTAAGAGCATCACCGGAAAAATATCTGAAATATATTCCGGAGAAAGAAAAAAGCACTGAACAGAAATTTGCAGAACAGGCAGAACAGATCGAAATGTTGAAAGACTGCCTACTGGAAATGAGCGAACAGGTTTATGCGTAGAAATCTAATTATTTTATTGTTAAGCAAAGGAGACAAAGATATGATGGCGAAATTATGGGCGAGTGAAATTTTAAGCAAAGAAACTATTGAGGAAGCAAAAGAGGAATACAACAGAGTTCCGCGTCTGTTAAAAGAAAAGGTGAAAAAACTCCTTATTGATGCAGGCATGGAGGAAATTACTGAGTAATCGGGAAGCATGACTAAATTACAAATTATTAGCAGGCAATGGTCTTCTATTTATGATTTACTGCTGTATATTAAAGATAAAGAGAAAGCAAAACCTCTGGAGGATATACAGCAGGATTTAGATATAATTGAGTATTCCTGCCGCAAATATGCAGACGTAGATGATGAGGAAATAAGCATGGAAAATGAACAGATTTCAAGAGCAGAACATGAGGAGTTCCGCAAAAGAATTGAGGCAGAAGACAACCGACAGAACAGACGGATTGAAATTCTGGAAAACAGTGTTCAACAGCTCCAGGAATTAGTTACATCTGTACAGACGCTTGCAAACAACATGGAGAACATGGTGAAAGAGCAGGGACAGCAGAGCGCAAGACTGGAAGCTCTTGAGTCAAGAGACGGGGAAAAGTGGCGGACAGTAACAAGTTACTTATTAACAGCTATATTAGGTATTGCAGTTGGAATTATTGCAAAACAGTTTGGATTATAAGGAGGAGCAAAATGTTTAAAAATTGCGTATTTAAGCCAAGCGTAGACACAGTGAAATGGTGGAAGAAAGCAGGAATCAGAGCAGTAAAGACAATGGCACAGACTGCAGTGGGCGTGATCGGAGCCGGAAGCGTGATCTCTGCAGTGGACTGGAAGATGGTTGTATCGTCTGCAGTAGTAGCCGGAGTTGTAAGCCTGCTCACAAGCGTCGCAGGAATCCCGGAAGTAGAGGCGGACGAAAACCTGAACAACTTGTTTTCTGATGGAACAAAATAATTTTGCACAGCCTGGTATAGTGCCGGGCTTTTTATGGAGACAAACATGAAAATCAAAGGAATTGACGTTTCGTCGTGGAATGGCGTGATCGACTGGCAGAAAGTAGCAAATTATGGGATGGGTTTTGCTATCCTTAGAATTACAGAAAAAGGTAACAAAACGGACAGCTCTTTTGAAAGAAATTATGCAGGCTGTATAACTCATAACATTCCTGTGGGTGTATATAAATACAGTTACGCTACAAATATTTCTGAAATCAAATATGAAGCGGAAACAGTGATAAATGTATTGAAACAGAGAAAACTGGATTATCCAATATTTTTAGATATTGAAGATAAATGCCAGGAAGATTTATCACAGAATCTGATGATGCAGATGATTAACACTTTCCATGATATTGTTATCAGAGCTGGGTACAAGTTTGGAATTTATTGTGGATATTACTGGTACAAAACGAAATTGCCGGAAGATGCAAAGAAATACGACTGTTGGCTGGCAGCATATCCATCACAGGATGATGGAACCATGCAGGAAAGATTAAAACCATCTGCCGGGACTGGTTGGCAATATTCAAGCAAAGCAAAGATTCCAGGAATTACCGGAAGTGTAGACAGGAATATTTTCTATAAAGACTATACCGCTGATATAAAAAATGAAAGTGAGGTGGAAGGTGCAGTGAAGAAAACAAAAGCACAGATCATTCAGAATATCATCAATGATGCAATTGAATTTGCGGTAAATATTGCCAATGATAATGCTCATGGTTACAGCCAGAGGATTAGAAGTCTGTATGAGATTAATGATCCTAAATCGTTTGACTGTTCGAGTTTGGCGTGTACAGCATATTACTATGCATTCCTGAAAAACGGACTGACCGCGCAGGCAAGATACCTGAAAGAACATTGTAGTTATACGGGTAATATGCTGAATATGTGCAACTGCGGTTTCGAGATTGTAGCAAGAAACCAGACTGCACACAGTCAGATGCAGAAAGGCGATCTTGAACTGAATACGACTTATCATGTTGCTGTGGCTATTGATAAGGACAACATTGTACATGCCAGATCATCTGAGGGGACAACCGACACAAAAGACAACAGTGGTAATGAGATCAGAACTCAGCCGTGGTATCTGTATAGCCACGGATGGACTCACCGTTTGAGATTTACGGGGAATGGTATTGACTTTACTACATTAACTACTGATACCGACAAATCAACAACCAAAACGACACCGACAGGGGGAAAATATATGTTCACACCAGAAACAGTACAGTTAGGAAGCAAAGGAACATCTGTATTACTCTTACAGGAGATTCTTATTGCAAGAGGATACAAAGGGAGAAACAACAAACCACTGTCTTTAGACAGAGAAGCCGGAGACAATACAATTTATGCACTCAAGGCATATCAGAAAGACAGAAACGGAGTCCTTGAGGTTGACGGAGTATGTGGACCGGCAACATGGAAAGATCTGATTGCAATTTAACAAAAAGCTCCTGAAACAATCAGGAACCATAATTAGTAGTAGTAACTAAGAATAACCAACCGGCAATCTGGATTCCAAAACCAGCCAGGATGTATTGAGCCTTTTGAAAGTCACCAGTCAAAAGTTCGCCCAGACAATCGTAATGATCACTCACAACGAAGAAATTGCGCAGATGGC